CGCAAGCGTTTAATGAACTACTGCCGCCTTCTGGTCCTGTCCGTACTGTAGTAATGGGCAAGAAGACCGCCACTAAGACGCAGCAGTCTCAGCGTGTCCAACAATTTATGAATTATTACATTACTAATGTAATGGAAGAATACACGCCTGACATGGATCAGATGTTGTTCTTTTTACCTTTAGCCGGTTCTACCTTTAAAAAAACCTACTACGACGAAACTTTAGACCGAGCGGTATCTAAGTTTGTACCGGCGGAGAATTTGGTTGTTCCTTACGAGACGGCGGATCTTGCGTCTTGCCCCAACATCACTCAAGTAGTGCGGATGTCGTTAAACGATTTGCGCAAGAGGCAGGTTGCAGGGGTTTATTTAGACGTCGATGTAATACCGTCACAAGGTGAAACAACTTCTTTGTCAGGAGAGTTAGATAGAATTGAAGGGGTTGACCCTAGCCAGATAGATTATGACTGCACTATCTTGGAGTGTCATGTCGATCTTGATCTAGAGGGCTACGAAGATGTTGATGACGACGATGAATTTACGGGAATTAAAATACCTTACATTGTTACTATATCGGAAGACAACGGTCAGATACTGTCTATCCGCAGAAATTATCTAGAAGACGATCCTCTTCGCAAAAAAATAAATTATTTCACGCATTACAAGTTTCTTCCCGGCTTTGGTTTTTATGGCTTAGGCTTGATACACACCATTGGCGGATTATCGCGGACCGCGACTTCTGCACTGCGGCAGTTGATTGATGCGGGGACATTGTCTAATCTCCCTGCGGGATTCAAGGCCCGTGGCCTACGGATCAGAGACGATGATGAGCCTCTTCAACCGGGCGAGTTCCGTGACGTTGATGCACCGGGTGGCGCGATTCGCGACAGCTTAATGCCTTTACCTTTCAAGGGTCCCGATCAAACGTTATTTCAGCTTTTGGGTTTTGTGGTAGACGCTGCTCAACGTTTTGCAACGATCACGGATCTTAAGGTTGGTGACGGTAATCAGGGTGCTGCGGTTGGTACGACCATGGCGATGATGGAGCAGGGAGCACGGGTAATGAGCGCGGTACACAAGCGTTTGCATTACGCCATGCGTCAGGAATTTAAGATTCTTGCGCGTGTTATGGCGGAAAGTTTGCCGGCGGAGTATCCGTATTCTGTTCCGGGTGGTGATGAAACGATTATGCGTGAGGACTTTGATGACCGCGTAGACGTTATCCCTGTTAGCAACCCCAATGTTTTTAGTCAGGCGCAGCGGATAATGCTAGCTCAGACTAAAATGCAGCTCGCGGCCCAAGCACCGGAGATACATAATTTACATGAAGTTTATCGCGACATGTATGAAGCTCTGGGTGTTACAGACGTAGAACGTATTATGAAGGCTGTTCCGACAGAGGAGCCTGTACCTATTGATCCTGCGCAAGAAAACATAAACGCTTTAGACATGTTACCTTTGAAAGCTTTTGAAGGGCAAGATCACCAAGCGCATATACAAGGTCATTTAATTTTTGGTACGAGCCCTACGGTTGGCAGCATGCCACCAGTTGCAATGAATTTGCAGAAGCACGTTATGGAGCATGTTCAGATTGCTGCTAGGGAGCAAGCAGCCGTGGCTTACTTACAGCAAGTACAACAACAGGGTGGATCTCCCGCTGATGAGGCGCAGATGCTAGAGATAGAACGCATGACGGCGCAGTTTATTGCGCAGGGTCTACAACAAATAAAAGATTTATCTGGAGAGCTTTCTGGAGCGGGCGCACCTGATCCGTTGGTTCAACTCAAAGAGAAAGAGCTTGAAATTAAAGCTCAGGATAACGCGGCGGACGTAAAGATTGATGAAGCCAAGCTTCAACTAGACGGGCAGAATCAAGCAATGCGGTCGGAGCAATTTGATGAGCGTATCGCTGCGCAAGAACGTCAGACAGCAGCTAGAATACAATCTGCAATGGATAGAGAACTTCTTAAACAAACTAATCGAGACAATTAATTATGAAAAATCGCACTATTAAATTAAACGGTTCGGCTCCGGCGGCTTCTCCAAAGGCTGTAGAGTATGCGGACATTAAAGATCAAGGACGCATTCCTTATGGAAAGACTGCTCCTGCTCCTGTAGCGGGCGGACTTACGGATTTTGCTAACACGCCACGTAGAATGAAGACGCGTGGAACGGGTGCCGCGATCCGTGGCACTACGCACATGGGTTACTAAGATGGCTTGTTCAAAAAAGATTGTGGACAGTAAATTAATTTCAAAGGTTGTTAAGAAGGTGCCTAACCGAGCCTTAAAAAGCTTTAGCCCTATCGCACGACCTCAACGTTTTATAGGAGTATTGTAATGGGTGCTACTTCGGGTGGAGAAGTCGGTGATGGTACGCGTGGCGGAGGTGATACGGGTGCTAGCAGTGGAGGCGACGGAGGCGGAGGCGGGCTGAGTATTTTTGACAAACAACAAAACCAACTCGCGGCAGAGCAGCTTGCGGAGCAGCAAGCTGCTGCTGCGGCGGCACAGCAGCAACAAATAGATGACGCAGTTGCTGCGGCTCTTGAAGCACAGCAAGCGCAAATGGCTGCTGCCGCAGCCGAGGCTAAAGCAACTGCTGATGCCGCTGCTTTAGCCGCTCAAAATATTGGTGTAGCAACTACTTTTCCGGGTATTGGTCAGGCACAATTGTCTCCGGGAAGTAATTCTGTTGGAAGTAATTACGGCGTAGTCGATGCGGCGCAAAGCAGTTCTCCTTTTGATCGTGAAACACAAGGAGGCATAGGCGCTTTTTCGGGTATGGGTCAGACACAAGAACAGTCGTTGATGAACCAACTTATGCAAGAAGGCATGGTTCAACCCAATCAAATGGTTCAACCCGGCCAAATGGGTCAACCGACTCAAATGCCTGCCCAAAGTGTCTTTATCGACCCTGATACTCAACGCGGCGTAGGGTCGCTTAATAGGCTAATGTAGGAGTATTGTAATGCTTCAAGCCTTAATTGGTCCGATAGCAGGACTATTGGATAAGTTTGTAGAAGACAAAGACCAGAAAAACGCTCTGGCTCATGACATTGCTACGCTTGCGGCTAAACAAGCGCATGAAGAATCCATGGGTCAGATCGATATAAACAAAGCGGAAGCCGGCCACAGGAGTATTTTTGTGGCGGGGTGGAGACCTTTTCTTGGGTGGGGGTTAAGTTTTGCGATGATCTGGCATTTTGTATTATTGCCTATGATAACGTTTGGTTTTGCTTACGCCGGTGTGGCCTCCCCTGAACTACCTGTATTTGATATGGAAAGCCTTATGACGGTGCTTCTTGGAATGTTGGGACTTGGGGGACTTCGCACGTTTGAGAAAGCGAAGGGGCTAACTAAATGAGTTTTAAGCTCTCCGATAGAAGTGTTTCCCATCTTTCAGGGGTGCACCCTGAGTTGCGAAGCGTTGTGCAACGGGCTATTGAGCTTACTAGAACAGACTTTGGTGTTATTCATGGTGTTAGGCTGTTAGCCGAGCAAGAAGCCTTGTTTAAAAAAGGGGCTTCTAAAACTATGAACAGCTACCACTTGTTACAAGAAGATGGTTTCGGCCATGCAGTCGACCTTATGGCTTATGTCGGATCGAGGTCTTCTTGGGAGATGTCTTTATACGACGACTTGGCCGACGCTATGAAGGAAGCTGCTCTTGAGAAAGGTGCCCATATTCGTTGGGGTGGTGCTTGGACCGTGGACAATATTTCTCTGTGGGATGGAACGATGCAAGAGGCTATGGACAGCTACATAGATACACGTAGATCGCAAGGTAGGCGTCCTTTTATAGACGGTCCTCATTTCGAGTTAAGATCTATAGCATAAAAAACTTTCTTTTCCTAGATCGTCTTGCATAAGATGTGATAAGATTATATCAGACAATGTTTGATTATATGCGAGGAGGATTAGATGGATGTATTATATGTGGCCGAGGCTGTCTTTAAGATAATAAAAGAAAGACGACAAGGCATTGTGAATTTATTGATTCACGACAACGTCAGCTCTATGGAGCAATATCGTGCACTGATGGGCAACTTAGAAAGCCTTCTGTACGTGGAACAGGAACTAAAAAGCCTGCTAGATAAACAAGAGCAATCATTATGACCTTAAAAAAAGAAGACCAAGATTTGGGTAAGACCGCAATAGAAATTGCCCGAGATCAACGAGCCTTGGCTCAAGCTGAAGAAAAAGCCCAGAATATAAAGAAGAATACGGAAAATGAAAAAGAAAAAAAGCAGGCTAAGACGGGCGATGAAAAAAACGCCTCTAACTTAGCGGATGCTTACGTGGACACACCGCGCCTTAACCCTGAAGCTATCGGGAAAACTCTTTTAGATCGGATGCCTAATCCGACTGGTTGGCGGATTTTAATCCTACCTTATCAAGGTACGGGTAAAACCGCAGGCGGTATTTTTCTTCCTACAGAAACTGTGGAGAAGAGCCAGATTTCGACCCAAGTAGGTTATGTTCTGAAGCTAGGCCCCTTGGCCTACCAAGACACAGCCAAATTTCCTTCTGGACCGTGGTGCCAAGAAAAGCAGTGGGTCATGTTTGCCCGCTATGCTGGTTCGCGCTTTCAGATCGATGGGGGAGAAGTCAGGATTCTTAATGATGACGAGATACTGTCGACTATTTTGGACCCTGAAGACATCCATCAATTAACCTAAAGAGAGTAAACCATGGCGGACAACAACGAAGATATTGAGCTAGACATTACTGATGCTAGTGAAATAGAAGTAGACGTAGAAACAGCAGAGTTTTCTGAGGACGAGAAAGTTGGTTCCGAAGACTCTTTTGCTAAGGCTGAAACGGCCACGCAGAAACGAATAAGTCGACTGACTAAGAAAATGCGTGAAGCCGAGCGCCGTGAGCAAGAAGCCATTAAGTATGCTCAAGCTGTTCAAGGAGAATCCCAAAACCTTAAAAACCGCATGTCTAGTTTAGACACTAGTTACGTTACTGAGTATACGAACCGTGTTAACACGCAAATTTCTCAGGCAGAAGCTAAATTAACTAGGGCGATGGAGTTAGGTGACAGCCAAGCGTCTGTTGAAGCTCAACGCGAGCTTACTTCGCTCGCTATTCAACAAGATAGAGCCAGTCAAGCTAAGTTGAGTTCTGATAGAGCACAGCAACAAGCGGCTGCCGCCCAACAACATCAAGCGCGGCAACCGATGCCCGCACAACAGCCTAGGCGTCCTGACGCTAAAGCAGAGCAATGGGCTTTGCGGAATAGTTGGTTTGGATCGGACGAGGCCATGACATATGCTGCCTTTGGGATACATAAAAAGCTGGTTGAAGACGAAGGATTTGACCCGAGCGGAGAAGACTACTATACTGAGCTAGATCGTCGTGTTGCGGATAAATTCGGGAACGGCGCAAATGCTGCCGGTAAACGACCCGCCCAGACGGTTATCGGAGCTTCTAGAACACCTTCTGGACGCACTGGTAGAAAGGTTCGACTCACCCCGAGCCAAGTCGCAATTGCGAAAAAATTGGGTGTGCCGCTTGAAGAATATGCGAAATACGTTAAGGAGTAAATGATATGACTGAACATAACGACCAAAAAGCTAGTTCGGCTGTAAACCGTACTTCTCGCGCTAACCAATCTCGGGAGAAACAGGCTGTTCGTAAGCCATGGGCTCCCCCGTCTATGCTAGATGCACCACCTGCCCCTGATGGCTTTAAACATCGTTGGATTCGCGCCGAAACTCGCGGTTTTGATGATACAAAGAACATCAGTGCAAAAATAAGGGAAGGTTATGAGCTAGTCCGTAAGGACGAGTACCCAGACTATGAAAGCCCTACTGTTGAAACAGGTAAATATCAAGGTGTGTTTGGAGCTGGCGGACTGCTTCTCGCTCGAATACCGGACGAAACTGTGGCCGAAAGAACTAACTACTTTAACAAACGTAGTAAGGATCAGATGGATGCAGTAGACCACGACATGATGAGAGAGAATGCACATTCATCGATGACGATCAGTAATCCTGACCGTCAATCTCGTGTAACTTTTGGCGGTCCACAAAAATAATATGGACTGCCCCTTTAGGAGAGAATTATAATGGCTAATGCAAATATTGCCTATGGTCTCCGTCCTATCGGGCTAGTTGGTAGCGGTGTCAATTCTACTGGTGTAACCCAGTATGAAATCGCTTCCAACAACACCAATGCTATCTACCAGTACGGTTTATGCGTCCCGCTTGCAGCGGGCGTTATTGATTTTGCCGGAGCTACAAATGGGGGAACTACCCCTGCACTTGGTGTCCTGATGGGCGTTGAATACGTTGACTCGGTTTCTAAGAAGCCAACATTCTTAAGCTACTGGCCGGGCTCTGGCTCTGTAAGTGTGGATACTAACCACCCAGTTAAAGCTTTTGTTGCTGATAATCCAAATCAGTTGTTTAAAGTAGCGTCTGACGCTTCACTCACTGACCGTGCTACGGCACAGGCAGCGGTGTTCGCAAACGCATCACTGGGGACTTCCGCACGTACTGGTACGGAAGTAGGTAACTCAGATTCCGCTTTGAGCGTGTCTACAATTGCAGTTACGGCTACGTTGCCGCTACGCATTGTTGGCATTCAGGACGACGCTGGTAATACCGATTTTGCATCGGCTGGTATTCCCTTGATCGTTCGTATAAACGCTCATTACAACGCTAACACAAGCCGCTTCGACTCGCAGACTACTGCTACGTCGCTAGGCCTTTAGGAGGGTTAAAACATGGCTATTTCTCGCGCACAACTAGCGAAAGAGCTTGAACCCGGCCTAAACGCCCTGTTCGGACTTGAATACAATCGTTACGAAAACGAGCATGCTGACATTTTTGAAGAAGAGTCTTCGGACAGAGCCTTTGAAGAAGAAGTAATGCTTGGTGGTTTCTCAACAGCACCTGTTAAAAACGAAGGACAATCCATTAGTTTTGACGATGCTCAAGAGACTTATACCGCTCGTTACACTCACGAAACCATCGCGCTTGCGTTCTCCATCACTGAGGAAGCAATCGAAGATAATCTTTATGATCGTCTGGCATCGCGTTACACCAAAGCTCTGGCACGTTCTATGGCCCAGACTAAGCAAATCAAAGCGGCAGCTATCTTGAACAATGCGTTCTCGACAGGTGTTAATGCGATTGGCGACGGTGCGGCACTTTGTTCAGCAGCTCACCCTTCTTTGTCTGGTAATCAAACCAATGTCTTGGCAGTTGCTGCCGACCTCAACGAAACTTCGTTGGAACAGATGTTGATTGATATTGCGGGCTTGACTGATGAGCGTGGATTAAAGATTGCTGTTCGCGGCATGAAGCTTATTATTCCTAAAGAGCTTCAGTTTATCGCAGAAAGAGTTCTTAACTCTAATCTGCGTCCGGGAACTGCGGACAACGACATCAATGCGAACAAGTCTATGGGAATGATTCCAGACGGTGCGGTAATAAACCACTTCCTCACTGATACGGATGCTTTCTTCATCAAGACTGACGCACCAAACGGATTCAAAATGTTTAACCGTTCGCCTATTAAAACGGCTATGGAAGGGGATTTTGACACCGGTAACATGCGTTTTAAAGCGCGTGAACGTTATTCTTTCGGTGTATCCGATTGGCGCACTGTGTACGGTACTCCCGGAGCAGCGTAGATCCAACGTAACGTTTTGTACTAGAAAGGCTCCTTAATTGGAGCCTTTTTTTGCTTAAGATTGACAACTAGATACGTACAATGATATCTTAAACACTTAATTATCGGGAAAATTCCGGTGAATCTGACAGTCCCGACTGACGATATGCAGACATATTCACCTTAACTCGCATGTGAGGAACTTATTATGAGCCAGACTACTTTTTCAGGACCAATTTTAGCAGGAACAATCAAATCTACTACGGGCACTACTGTCGGTACTAACGTAAAAAACACTGGCCAAGTTGTGATGGCTCAGTCTTTCACCACGGGTGTTGATTTAGACGGCGGCGCTTCTGCTGCAAATACAACTACCGTTATTATCCCCGCAAACTCTCAGATCATTGATATCGTCCTTGACGTTGTTGGTGTTATTGTTGGCGCAACTTGCGTATTTAGCATTGGTGATGTAGCGGGCGGTAACGCCACGTTTTTAAATGCTTTTTCAATCTCTGTAGCCTCTGGCGCGGGACGTAAATACCCTACTACTGAAGCAGGCGGCGCATTAATTTGGGCGGATACTGGCGCTTCTGATCTTCGCCTAACTTGGACATCTACAGGCGCGACCTCCAACGGAGAAATTCGCGCTACAGTGATGTACCAGCAAAACAGTGACCTCGTTTAAACCTAAAAATTTGGAGGTTTGCTAATGTCGGGCTCAGATGTAAGATCGAAACGCATTACCGCGACGGGATCAGTAGGTGTTGGTCCCGCTCGTATTAGACAGGTTCAAGTCAAAACAACGACGGGTTCTCCACGCCTTACAATAACGGACGGAAACGGCGGAGCTGTTGCCTTGGACATGGATTTAAATGCCTCGGTAACACACTCTGCTAACATCCCTTCTGACGGAATTCGAGTCTCAGATATCTGGGTATCTGCGGTAACCGCTATTACGTCTGTTACTGTTTTCTACAGTTGAAGAAGGGGTAAATCATGGCGTCTGATGTAAAAGCAACCTACCTAACCGCAACCGGAACGGTTTTTGCGGGTAGATCGCGCATAAAGGCTATTCATTATCAAGCGGGTTCTAGTCCTTCTTTGGTTTTAAAGACCGGAAGTACGAGCGGAACCACACAGTTAACGTTAGCTTTTGCTAACAGCACTGATGACAATGTTTATATCCCGGATGAGGGGATGCTATTTAGTGACGGATGTTATGCCGTACTGACTAACATCACCAACATAACGGTTTTTTATAACTGAGGTAGTTATGGCCACGCAGGTAACATCTCTTACAAAACAAAAACGTGCGCCAGTTACGAAAAGATCCGCAGATTGTCAAGGGCAAAGCATGAAGATTACAGAGGTTTTAGCAAAACTAGAAAAGCATGAAGCAGAGTGCAACTTGCGGTATCAACGGATAGAAGAAAAGTTAGTTGAGCAAAAACAAGCCTCGACCGCCCAACAATTGTCTTTGAAAGGTT